ATACTTCAGAAAATTTGGTAGGATATACCGCTCTTGTAAGAGGAATAAATTTAAAATCTGGAACAAATTTAAACGGAAACGTATTAGGTAATTCTACCAGCGCCACCAGGTTAGAAAATTATGTAAACATTAACGGAATTCCTTTTAATGGTACACAAAGTATAAACATAAAATCTTCTACAGCTAATACTCTTTCTCGAGGAACGTATCTTATAGGAAACAATTTTGACGGCAGCTCCGCTACCACATGGTCAGTAGATGCATCGTCAACGAATGTAATAGGAAAGGTAGTGGTTAGAGACAGTTCTGGAAATTTCAGTGCGGGCACTGTTACTGCTGATCTAATAGGAGATGTTACAGGTAATGTTACATCTATTTCGGGCACAAGTAGATTTGATGTAGTAGAGGCGAACACATTCGTTGGAAACACTTTAACAGGTAATGCTAGAACTGCATCTAGATTGGCTACATCAGTTACAATTAACGGAGTCTCTTTTGACGGTAGTGCGAATATCACGGTTCCTGCCTCCGCTAATACATTAACAGGAAATACAATACCTCCAAATGTTACACAATCAAGTTTAACTTCTATAGGAACATTGGCCGATTTAAATGTAGGAGAATTTGGTGTAAAAATTGGTAGCGGTCAACAACTAAAATTATACCTAGACAGTAATAATCCAACCATCGAGTCTACAGTAGCTAATGGTAGCTTGAGTTTAGAAATAAACGATTCTCCAAAGAGTCAGAATAATCCTGCTATTTCTTTCGTGAGCTCGGCTCAAGCAGTTATATTGGGCGGAGATAATAATCCTGCATTTACTAAAACTAAAAGTGGTGCTATAAATCTTGGCTTGCCAGATTTTAAGTGGAATACGGTTTATGCCACAGAATATCAAGGTAGTGTATCTAGGGTAAGTTCTTTATATCCTACAGTAGGTGGAACTACAATTACTGCTAATGCAGACGTTATTATAACAGGTAATCTTACTATTCAAGGTACAACATTATCAGTTAATTCAACTGTCGTAAATGTAGCGGATAAAACATTAACTTTAGCTTCGGGTTCTCCTAGCTCAGCAGCAGCAGATCAGTCCGGATTATTGATAGACGGATCATTCGCTGAGTTTTATTATAGAGCAACTGGTGATAAGTGGGTTTCAAATAAAGACATAGATGTAGGATCTAACAAATTTCGAGGTAGAGCAACATCAGCTGAATATGCAGATTTAGCTGAAAATTATGTAGCAGATAACTTGTATGAACCAGGAACTGTATTGGCATTTGGCGGCGAGTTTGAAGTTACGCTAGCAGAAGATGAAACTAGAGCAGTAGCTGGAATAGTTTCAACTAATCCTGCATATCTAATGAATTCTGAATGTAAGGGAAAATATGTCACGGCCCTGGCACTAGAGGGCAGGGTTCCGTGTAAAGTTAGGGGAAAAATACGCAAAGGTGATTTACTAACCAGTGGCGGTAACGGATATGCTAGACCATCTATGGATCCAAAAATTGGAACTATTGTAGGAAAAGCCCTTGAAGATTTTGACGGTACAGAAGGAATTATAGAGGTTGTTGTTTCTAAATTATAAGAATAGTTTAACGCATAAATACTGAATAATGGAGTTTATAGATGGCATATCAAGTTGATAAATTTAACGGCACTTTTTTAGTATCTGTTGACGATGGTACTATTGATACAACCACAGATCTAAGATTTGTTGGTAAAAATTATGCTGGTTATGGCGAAGTGCAAAATGAAAATTTTCTTCACTTGCTAGAGAATTTTGCCAACACGACAGCTCCTCCAAAGAGAATTACAGGTCAAATTTGGTTTGATACTGGTAGTAAAAAGCTTAAGTTTTTTGACGGTACTAGATTCAGAACTGCTAGTGGTGCAGAGATTGGAGTTGAACCCCCTCCAGGATTACAACCAGGAGATATGTGGTTTGACACAAGTGCAGAACAGCTTTATACCTGGAACGGAACAGAATACATATTAATTGGTCCCATAGCCAGTCCTACCACGGGCGAATCTGCGGCAGTTCAGGATACAGTAAAAGATGATGTTAATAACAATCATTCTATTTTAAAATTAGTTTCTGAAGGCGAAGTTGTTGCGATTTTGAGTGCAGATTCTTTTAGACTTAACACATCCAACTCAATTACCGGTTTCCAAGATATTAAGAAAGGTATCACTCTTGTAAACACTAATGGAACTACGGGTGTAACAAGTACCGATCATTATTTTTGGGGTACTGCTGCTAATGCAGTTAAGTTGGGAGGTTTTTCTGCATCGGATTTTGTTAGATCCGGAGCAGCAACGTTTTCTACGGGATTATCAGTAGCTGATTCGGGATTGACAATTGGCGATCAGAATGATCTTAGAATATGGGTTGAAGATGGTAACAATGTTTTATTAGAAAATCAACTAGGCGATAATATTACCTTTAGAATTAAAACATCTACTAACACCGATGTTTTGAGAATTTCTTCTACAGGAGTATTTCCTCCTACAGATTCAACATTTAATTTAGGAACTTCTGGTAGTGCTTGGTTACAAGTAACTGCTAATACCTTCAATGGTTCATTAGTAGGAAATGTAACAGGAAATACCACAGGTGTACACAAAGGAAACGTACTAGCTAGCGATAATTCAGTAGCTTATAATGCAACAACAAAAGTTTATACCGGTAGTTTTACCGGAAATCTAACAGGAAACGTTACAGGTAGTGTTACAGGTACAGCGTCTTCGGCATCTACATTGGGTGGTATTTCTGCTTCAGAGTCCGTTTCTAATAGTACGATTCCAATTAGAACATCTTCGGGTAACATTCTAGCTAATCAATTTGTAGGAACATCTGATAAGACCGACAGATTAAAAATTAATGATGCTGCCTCCGATACAGATCCAAATTATCGTTCAGCCAAAACTACGGCTACAGCCAGTACTATAGCTGCTAGAGACTCGTCCGGAGATATATATGCTGTTAAGTTCAGAGGAACTGCAACAGCAGCAGAATATGGCGATTTAGCAGAAAAATATCTACCAGATCAAGATTATGAAGTGGGAACAGTTGTATCTGTAGGCGGCGAAAAAGAAATTACAGCATCAAAATTTGGAGACAGAGCGATAGGTGTTGTTTCAGAGTTTCCTGCATATCTTATGAATAACAATTTATCTGGTGGTGTAGCAGTAGCACTTAAAGGAAGAGTTCCTGTTAAAGTTGTTGGAGCAGTTAAAAAAGGCGATCGATTGATTGCAGTTGATAATGGAACTGCACAAAAAGCTGCATTTCACTCTCATGCCGATGTGTTTGCTATAGCTTTAGAAACCAATGATGAAGTACAGCAAAAACTTGTTGAATGTATCGTAATATAAGGAAGAATAAAAATGGCATCAGTCGGATCACAAATATCAGCAGCGGACTATAACGCTATTAGAAATAAAATCATAGCTGTTATGGGAACAGGTACAACAAATCCTACCACCGGAGTGACTGATTATACATTTGGCTATGGACAACAATTAATGAGTTCGGCTGTGTCAGAAGGACAAACGATTACTAGAGCACAGTTTGAAAATTTAAAAAATGACATATTAAATGCTAGACTACACCAAGATGGAACAACTCCTACTATTACCACAGTTAACGTTGGCGATGTTGTAAGATATGGAGCCACTCATCCAATAACACAATACGATACATTAACTTCTACAGCTATTACTAATAAATTTAATCTAGGAACAGGGTACTTTAGTACAGTAGCAGTTAAAGATAACGTAGGTACAGATCTTGTTATGCCTATTACGAGAACTACTAGCTGGAGCTCTAGTGTTTCTTGTAACGTTACAGCTACTTTTGCTAGTGCAAATGCAATGCGTTACTTCTTCAATAGCGGCGGCCGAATCAATTTTAATAGTAGCAGAACAGGCGGTGCTTCAACTTCTCAAAACAACATATGGTCTTCGACTTTAACCTCGGCAGGTACACAGGGGCTAGGTTCAATTAGTAGCGGAAACCAAGGTGTTAATTTTTACAATCTCACAACGACTGATCAAATTTGGTATTCGATTACATCTTCGGCTCCTTATGCTTCGAATACGTGGAGATTACGAGCTAGATTAGGAAGTGGGGCAGTGGGTACTTCTACGTTTACGGCAACATCTATTATTTTTACAATTACTTGGACCGACGGATATACAGATCCTGATACAAATGCTGGAAACCCGGCACTAACCAATCCACCAGCTGACGTGGTAGATGGAACATTGAATTTAACAGTTACCCAAACTTATGCCGGTAGCACATCTGGAATTAATTTATTACCTGTAGTAACACCTCCTGCAGTTCAGCCAGTATGGACAATTACATTGCCTACATATAGTAATACTGCAATCTCTGGTTCATAATCTCATATCCCTAATTTAAGTAGCACTAAATAATATGCTACTTTAATTAAGGGGATATAAATGGATGAACGTCTTCGAAAAGCCTTAGATTTTTCCAATTTTAGGCATACTTTTTCAATTCAAAGAAAAATTTTAAAAGAAAAAAACGAAGCCCGCCTGACCTACGGCCATGCCGGTGGTATATTTAAAATTGATATGTCGCTGATCACTTTTGTTGATATGCTTATTAACAATGGTCGGAAAAACGATGTACCTTTATTAGACTCGAATGACAATCCTATTTTAATTAATGATTTAGAAGAATTTAAAAACGAAATATTAGATAGATATTTTACTTCTACTTTAGAGTATTATAAAGAATACGAAAAAGTAAAAAAGACAAGGTCATTAGAAAAACTGTTAGAACTATGAAAAAAGGAGTAATAGTTTTTGCACATAATAGCCCTTTTATAGATTATGGATTGTTAGCAATTATATCTGGGGGGTTAGCTAAGAAAAATCTCGGAGTACCAGTGTCCTTAGTAACAGACACTGGCACATTGGCGTGGTTGAACTCTTCTGGGATGGAAAAAAAGTTAAGCGATGTTTTTGAAAATATTATAGAAGTCGAATATCCGTATACAGAAAATAAAAGAAAATTGCACGATGGATTTTATCATCAAACGGTTCCTTTTATAAATTCCAATAGATGTGATGCTTATTCATTATCGCCGTATGATAATACTTTATTAATAGACAGTGATTTTTTAATTTTCACTGATAGATTGAACGAGTATTGGAATGTTGAATCTAATGTTATGATCGGAAGTTATATTAATGATATTTTAGATGATCGTCCGGGATATTTAGATAAGAGAATTTCGGAATCGAGTATTCCCTTATTATGGGCAACTACAGTGATGTTTAAAAAAAATAAAGAAAGCGAATTTTTCTTTAAACTAGTAGAATTTATAAAAGTAAATTACGTTTATTTTGCTGATCTTTTTAGATTCAACCCATTACAATTTAGAAATGATATTGCATTCAGTATAGCTAAACATATACTCAGTGGATACGAAGTTGAAAATATTTATAATCTTCCCTGTTTAACGTCTACCCTTGATAAAGATGTTATATTAGAAATTGATAAAAATGGTAAGATGATAATTTTAATGAATCCTAATGATGACGGAAATTACAAGGCTGCGAAAATTATAAACACTGATATTCATGTGATGAACAAGCAAAGTATTATTAGAAATAAAGATGTCCTAATGGAATTAATATGAAATTTGGTTATTTAATATTCGCCTCTAACGAAAATATAGATTATCTTAGAATGGCCTATTGCTTGGCTATGAGTATTAAAAATACTCAGAAAGAAGGATACGACCAAGTAGCATTAGTTATAGATGATAAGTCAAAAGTTGATACTCTTAGTTCTCCTTGGGTCTTTGATAATATCATTGAATGGAATCAAAAGAAGGGTTGGGACGGAAGATCTTGGATGGACGAATTAACTCCTTTTGATTATACAGTATGTTTAGATGCCGATATGCTGTTCATGAGAGATTACAGTCATTGGATAGATTATTTTGTTGATAACAACACAGAACTCTTTATAACAAATAAGAGTTATACTTTTAGAAATGACATTGTCACAGACAATTTTTATAGAAAAACTTTCGAAAAGAACGACCTTCCGAATTTGTACAGCTTTTACACTTTTTTTAAGAAAGATTCTCAATTATCAAAAGAATTCTTTTCTTTAGGAAGATTCATTATTGAGAATCCTGTTGAATTTTCAAATCTATTTTTAAGTAAACACGTACCAAAAGTTTTAGGAACTGATGAAGCGTTTGCCTTGAGTGCAAAAATATTAGATATTTCAGATGATATTAGTTACGATTTAAGTTTTCCTTGTGTAACACATTTAAAACCTAGAATACAAGATTGGTCGTTCTCGTCTGATAAAGTTACAGATCATGTAGGGTTTTATTTAAACGATCAAGGAAATTTAAAAATTGGTAATTTCCAACAAACAAACATAATTCATTATGTTGAAAAAGATTTAATCACTAACGAGTACGTGAGTTTATTAGAGGATATTTTATGGTCGAAGAAACAATAATCGAAGATTATTTTGATTTAAAAATTGATATACCTGTAATAAAATACTATGTTCGATTTGACAGAGATTCCGGAAGAGTCACAGAAGTTTTTCCTAGTCATAATAATATAGAAGAAAAAAGTTGTCTAGCAGTTGATTCTGATTTAGCTGTTGATCTGTTGACCGGAATTAAACCACTAACATCGGTTAGAGTAGATATTAGTCAACCGCCATTTAAAATTGTAGAACACTCAAATCAAGATTTTGTTTTAAGTAAAATTGATAATGTTCTACATAGAGTGATTGAAAAAAAATGGTCGAAAATATCTAGACCAGATGTTCAAATAATTTATAATAGAAAAGAAGAAGAGCTTATTTTTAAAATAAATCCCTCTATAAAAGAAATGTCGTGGCCGGGTGAAAAAGAAATGATATTTTTGATTACAGGATATAATGATCCTAATAATTTAAAAGAGATGATCAAGTTTTCTATAGATGAATTATCGGCCTATCCTCAGAAATTTAAACTTAAATTGCGAAGTAAATTTAGTATTTTTACCAGACGATTATTTTCTAATTACACTTTGGAAATTAAATGAAAGTTATTGAATTTGATGTAGTTTTTCTTAGCTACGATGAACCCAATGCAGATTTGCATTATGCAGACTTATGCAATAAAGTGCCCTGGGCTAAAAGAGTTCACGGAGTTAAAGGCAGCGATCACGCACATAAAGCAGCAGCCGAAAAATCAGAAACCGAATGGTTCGTTACTGTTGATGCAGACAATATTGTAGATACTAGATTTTTTAATATTGATCTTGATATGAAAGATCCTAAGATACAAGTCTACGGCTGGTGCGGCCGCAACGTGATTAATGGACTTCGTTACGGTAACGGCGGATTAAAAATTTGGAAGAAAGATTTTGTTCTCAATATGCGCACACATGAAAACAGTGACAGTGATCGAGGACAGGTTGATTTTTGTTGGGAAGACGGATATAAAAATTTTCCTTTGAGTTTTAGTGATAGTATCATAACAGGTAGTCCTTTTCAGGCCTGGAGAGCTGGTTTCCGAGAAGGAGTTAAAATGACCCTTCTAGACGGTGTAAAAGTTCCTCCGCAGGAAATACAAGAGAGAATATGGTGGCATAATATTCATAGGCTTCGTATGTGGTCAACAGTTGGCGCCCATGAAGATAATGGTTTGTTTGCTGTTATGGGATCTAGACTAGGAACCTGGATGACTAATTGTACTGATTGGAATTATGTAGATGTTCGAGATTTTGAAATTTTACGTAATATTTACAACGAAAACGTAAAACGTTATGAAACAGATTTTAACGGATTGATAGAAGCTACAAAGGATCTTGGAGATAAGATTAAAGTGCAATTAGGTTTGCATTGGCCTTATTTAGATCCCGATCAAAGCAAATATACATTAGATTTATATAATGAAACTATGAATCTAAATGACACTTATTTTAGAATGCCTGTCCCTGCAAATGTATGATATTTTTTACGTTTCTCGAGACGAAGGTTTTGAGGATAATTGGAAAAAAATTAAATCCAAATATCCTATTGCGCAACGACTGTCTAACATTGAGACTTATGATAGCATTCGATCTCGAGCATTTACAAAAATGTTCTGGGTCATATGGGACGATTTAGAAATCGGCAATGCTGTTGATTTATTAGAATATAAAGCTACCAAATGGGACGACAAATATGTTCACGTTTTTAAAAATGGAGAACATCATGATGGCATCTGTTTATTTCCTAAATCAGAGAATATTTCTCAAAGAGAATTTGATTATAGATTTTTCAACAATAAAAAAGAAATAGACATTGTCGCCAGTCTTCCTAGAAGATATAAAATTTATAGTCCGTCTACATTCGAAGAGTATCAAACAATTCGAGACGATATTTTTTGGTTAAAATGGCCAGAAATCGAAGTCATTAATGACAGTGTGTTAGATTTATATTTTAGTCATCACAATGTCTATGATCGAAAAGAAAATCATATTTTTAAAAACTCTTGTAATAATACTCTTTCTTATATTAACGGACTGATTCTGTGTAGCAAATACAAACCTTTATCTAAGAGAGAGTTCAATTTAAGATATGCAGTAGATAAAAAAGAATATGATATCGTAGCTACAAAAAGTTCAGACTATGATATTGTGTTTATAAGTTACGATGAGCCAAATGCCGAAGAGAATTATAAAAAGTTAATAAAAAAATTCCCTAATGTTAAACGGATTCATGGAGTAAAAGGAATCCATCAAGCACATATCAAAGCTGCTGAATCGGCTACAACTTTTATGTTTTGGGTTGTTGACGGCGATGCAGTCATAGAGGAAGATTTTAATTTTGACTTTAGAGTTTCTAGATGGGAAAAAGACATAGTTCACGTTTGGCGTAGTAAAAATCCTATCAATGATTTAGTCTATGGATATGGTGGAGTAAAATTACTGCCTCGAGATCTTACAAAAAATATGGATGTAACGAAACCAGATATGACTACATCAATTAGCAGTCAATTTAAAGCTATGGAAGCTATTTCTAATATCACTGCTTTTAATACCGATCCGTTTAATACATGGAAATCTGCTTTTAGAGAATGTGTAAAATTAGCAAGTCGAACTATCGATAGACAATTCGAAGAAGAAACTGCAAATCGTTTAGAAACATGGTGTACTGAAGGAAAAGATAAAAAGTTTGGTGAGTATGCTATAAAGGGAGCATTAGAAGGAAAAAAGTTTGGTGAAGAGCACAAAAATAATCCTTTGATGCTTGCAAAAATTAACGACTTTGATTGGCTCAGGCAGCAGTATGGAATATAATAGAAATATTAAAGGCAATGAATTAAGGAAGATTGATGGAAAATATCAATCAAGGTATCTTCTTGATGCAGAATATGTACATCAAGAATTGAACAAAATTAGTAATAGTTTTTGTTTAGCCAAATGGTTTAATGTTAGTATACATATTCCCACAGGACGCACTCACAGTTGTTATCATCCTAGAAGTCACGCTATTCCTCTTGAAGAGATTAAAATTGATGTAAGTGCATTACATAATACAAAATATAAAAAAGGCCAACGACAATTAATGTTAAGTGGCACTAGACCTAAAGAATGCGAATTTTGTTGGCAAATAGAGGACAGCGGCTCTCAACTCAGTGATCGAGCATATAGAAGTAAAGATGTTTGGGAACCCGGCCTCGTCGACGAAGCATTAATCGTCGGCACAGAAGGAAATGCAAATCCTAGATATGTTGAGGTAAATTTTAATCAGGCCTGTAATTTTAAATGTAGTTATTGCAGTGCTCATTTAAGTACTGCATGGTTTGACGAAGTTAAAAAGCACGGCCCTTATAAATTATCTGATAGAATCCATAACGATATAAGATGGATTGAAAATGAAATGCCCATCAATAATGGTCCTGATAATCCTTACCTTTTGGCTTTTTGGGAGTGGTTACCTAAAATTTATCCTACTCTACAAACATTTCGAATGACCGGCGGCGAGCCTTTGATGGATAAAAATACTTTTAGAATGTTTGATTACGTAAAAAATAATCCTAAAAAAGATTTACATCTAAGTATTACCAGTAACTGTTGCCCTCCGGGTAACCAGTGGTCGAAATTTATGAGTAGTCTTAAAGAAATTACTGATGCCGATGCCATTGATCATTTTATGTTATTCTGTAGTTTAGACAGTTGGGGAAAACAGGCCGAATACATACGTAATGGAATGAATTTTGATCTACTTTATAAAAATGTATGCGATTATTTACAAAATGCAGATAAGCAC